GAATGGTTTGGTGTTGAATAACTTCCACGGCTTCCGTGTACACGTATCCAACAACTTGCCTTCAGTAGGTACTGGTGCTGCAACTACAGGTACAACTGCTCAAGATGACAACTACGGTGTAATCGTAGCTGGTCATGACTCAGCTGTTGCAACTGCAGAGCAGATCAACAAAACAGAAACTTACCGTGACCCAGACAGCTTTGCTGACATCGTTCGTGGTATGCATCTGTATGGTCGCAAGATCCTGCGTCCAGAAGCTCTTGTAACTGCACGTTACAACTTGGCTTAATATGTAACTAAAATATTGGGTGGGCTGCTTAACTGCGGCCCACTTAACTGCATATAAAAAGGGATTTAAATATGGCTATCACAACAGCAATGTGTACAAGCTTCAAATCAGAACTACTTGGTGGTACTCATGATTTAGATACGGATAGTATTAAGCTTGCACTGATTAAAGCATCTCCTTCGGGTACTTATGATGCTACAACTACTAACTACAGTGATGTAACAGGAAATACAGATGAAGCATCCGGTACTGGCTACAGTGCTGGTGGTGCTGTATTAGATAGTGTTACTATTTCTGTATCAGGAACAACTGCAATTGTAGATATTGCAGATGAAGTATTTTCCACTGCTACTATTTCTGCAGATGGTTGTGTTATCTACAATGCAACTGCATCTAATGCAGCTATATGTGTAATTGATTTTGGTGGTACTAAAACCTCTACAGCTGGTGACTTTACTATTACGTTCCCAACTGCAGATGCTTCTAATGCAATCATTCGTATAGCTTAATAGGAATATAGACTATGGCTCTAGTAGTTAAAGACAGAGTAAAACAAAGGACTACCACTACAGGTACGGGTACTCTTACCCTTACTAGTACAGTGGAAAGCTTTCAGACATTTGCTTCTGCTTTGTCTAGTGGTGACACTACATACTATGCTATACTAGAGCCAAGTACTAATGAATGGGAAGTAGGGCTAGGTACGTGGACAGAGAGTAATACAACCCTAGCTCGTACTACCATATTAGAAAGTTCAAACTCCGGTTCTGCTATCAACCTCACTGCAGGTGAGGCAGAAGTGTTTATTACATACCCAGCAGAAAAAGCAGTATACTTAGATGCTAGTGGCAATATTAGTATTGCAGGTACGGTAGATGGACGTGACATTTCAACGGACGGTACAAAGCTAGATGGCATTGAGGCTGGTGCCACTATAGATCAGACAGCTAGTGAAATACTGACAGCTATTAAGACGGTTGATGGCTCAGGATCTGGTTTGGATGCTGACTTGTTAGACGGTGTGGGTGGCAGTGGCTATGCAAGGTATGACTCTTCTGGCACTCTCTCTAATGCTTTAGCTAGTGAGGCTTGGGTTGCAAATTACAATAGTTCTACAAATATAGATCACGTTTGGCACGATGATTTAGCAAATGCGTGGAACTTTAATTCGGACTCTGCATTCAAAGGCACAGCTAACTCTCGTATAAATGCAGGTAGTTTTTATGCTGGCGGCAATGTAGTATGGAATGCTGGTAATGATGGGTCTGGCTCTGGTCTAGATGCTGATACGGTAGATGGACAGCATGAAACAGACTTCGTAAGGACTTCTTCTGGAACCGCCACATCACTTGACACGACTTATCGTGCGGGGATGTTTGCCTTCAATACAACTACTACAGGTAAACCTGCGTCTAACTATGGACAAGGGTTGGCTATTGTTAGCTCTGGTTCGGAACACAACGATACAAGTAACTGGATTACACAAATAGGCTTTGGTACAGATCGAAACTCAGCTTATTTTAGAGGTAAGACAAATGACGGTGATTGGAACAGTTGGAGAACTTTCTGGCACGATGGTAACGATGGTGCTGGCTCTGGTTTAGATGCTGACTTACTGGACGGAAACCATTCTAGTGCCTTTGCTACAGCTGCCCAAGGCACGACTGCTGATGCCGCATTACCTAAAGCTGGCGGGACGATGACGGGCAATGTAGCTTACGGCGACAACGTAAAGGCTACTTTTGGTTCATCTGCGGATTTGGAGGTGTTTCACAATGGGACTAACAGTGTTATAACTGATACTGGAAATGGTCATCTTTCACTCCAGTCTAATGGCACAAAAGTTAATGTTTATGATACAATTAACAGCCAAGCCATGGCAAATTTCAACACGGGTGGCTCGGTACAACTATTCCACAATGGGTCTCAAAAGCTAGAAACTAGCAGCACAGGCATCGACGTAACGGGTACTGTGGTTGCTGATGGGCTGACTGTGGATGGCACTACTAAATTTCTTAAATCATCATCAAGTTCTATTACGTTGGCAGATAGTACGCAAACAAATGGGTACATATTAAAGGCCAACACTACCGACACCGCCGATTACGGTTTCAGAATTGAAGACTTGTCAGGAAAAGACATCTTTAGGGCTAACAGCTCAGGCGACATCAGCTTCTACGAGGACACAGGCACCACTGCAAAGCTAATGTGGGACGCCTCCGTCAAAGCACTTGAGTTTGGCGATGCCGTAAAGGCTACCTTTGGTGCAGGGTCTGACTTACAAATCTTTCACGATGGTGCAAATTCTTATATTTTAGAAAACGGTTCTGGTGACTTAAACATTAAATCTAACGGTGCTGATGTCCGTTTTGAAACGAGTAGTGGTGAAACAACAGCATTATTTACTGTTAATGGATCGGTGGAACTTTATCACGACAATGCAAAAAAGCTAGAAACTAGCAGCACAGGCATTAACGTAACGGGTACTGTGGTTGCTGATGATGAATTAAAGATTGAATCTGCCTCTGGTTACGGGCGGATTGAAATTGGTGGCCCCTCTGGTGCATTTATTGACCTAAAGACGCCATTCAGTGATGATTATGATGGACGTTTAATAACAGACGGCACATCACTTTACCTAACTACAAGCTCAGACATTCCAGTTATGTTAAAGCATAATGATGCTGTGAAACTTTCCACCACCAGCACAGGCATTTCCGTAACCGGAAACCTCGCCGTTACAGGCACAGTCGATGGTCGTGACATTGCAACAAACATCCCTGCGTCACTTGGGACTGCGGGTCAGGTTTTAACAGTTAACTCAGGTGCAACGGCTGCTGAATGGGCTAATGCTTCTGCAAGTGCTGATATTACTACAGTTACTCCTTCTGGCACAACATACACATTGGACTTATCTCAGGGAACACACTTTGATCTTGGTGCAATTGAAGTGGACTCTACAATAAACGTGTCTAACATTCCCTCTTCAGGCTCCTTTAAATTTTTGTTTGAGGCGGATTACCTTCACAATTCCATCCTTACGTGGGCTTCTGACTTTGATTGGAAGGGTGGATCGGCTCCAACACTTGTAACAAATCGTAAGCAGCTTTTTGAGTCTTACAAAGATGCAGGTTCTTCACAGTTAAACTCTGTAAATGTAGGTGACTTTACGACCGATGCTCCATATGCACCTTCGTTTTTAGGTTCTGCTGAAAACATTGCAATTAACGGGGGAATAGTTTCTGTTGATCTTACATCTATTGCTGACTTGAAAGAAGACGATCTTGTAATAGCCTTTACAGGAAAAGCAGATGCTGGTACTGCAATGCCGGGGAATGTTACCTCGTCTGGCTGGACTCAATTGGGCCAAAATATGTCCACTAACGATACGGAGGATGCAGCAGCACGGGTCTACTACAAGTTTATGGGTGCTACTCCTGACACTGCTTTTGAGATTGCTGCTTCAGGTGGGTCTGACGCATCTCAAGCTGTTATTTGCTATGCCGTTAGAGGAGCAGATTTAACTACGCCTTTTGATGGAGTTACGCCTACGTTTAACGAAGTAAACAATACAGTATTAGCTAATCCACCTTCAATTACGCCTTCTGGTGCTAGAAGGCTCGTTGTAGCTGCTGGGTTTGGTGCGTCTAATGGTGCTGTGGGAACATACGCCAGTTCAGACTTGTCAAACTTTATTACTGTTGGGGTGTCAGACGGTGGCAATACTAATATTGGTGTTGGTAGTCATATTCAACTAGCCTCTTCAGCTTATGATCCTGCTGCATTTACTTACTCTTTAGCTGATAGTGTTTCCGATTCATGTATTGGCTTTACATGTGTAATTAAGTCAGCTACCACAAGCTAATGTTGTTTTCTCAGAATCCTTTTTCCGTATCCAGCTTCGGTGAAAGCTTTGAACAGGTTGACATAGTAGCTGTACTTACGGGCGTAAGTGCGAATATAGAATTAGGTGCTGTAAACGTAGTTGGGGAAGCTCCCAATGTAGAAGTAGTACTTACAGGTACACAATCTACTGGGGCTATAGGTAGTTTAAGTATAGCTTCCCAAGCTAACGTAAGTGTAACTTTGGGAGCAGTAACCTCTTCTGTAGGAATACTAACTACTAGTTCTGAAAGTAACGTAAGTTTAAGTGGTGTCACGGTTAATGCTACTGTAACTTCAGTAACTGTTAAAGGCAAGGCACAGACAAGTTTAGATAGTGTTAATGCTAGTGTCAGTGTAGGTTCAGCAGTAGCTAAAGTTGAAATAGAGGTAACTCTAGATAGTGTCACTGCCAATTCAGATGTAAATTCATTAGTAGCTACAGGCAAAGCACAGGCAAGTTTAGATAGTGTTAATGCTAGTACTACTGTAGATTTAGTAACAGTTAATGGCAAGGCACAGACAAGTTTAGATAGTGTTAATGCTAGTGTTAGTGTAGGTTCAGTAATAGTTAAAGCTGATGCGCAGACAAGTTTAAATGGCGTTACCGCCACAACTAATGTAGATCAAGTAGGATTTAGGTTTGCAACTGTAGTTAATGTTGATGCTGTATTTGGAAACATAGATACAAACAATCTTATTGCTAGTGGTGTTGCGTTTAATTTTGAAGCCATAAAAGAAAACTATAGCAGAAATAGAACCGTGTATTTACGGGAGTTATTTTCTACCAAAACTTCATACGTAAAAGAAAGCCAGAGTAGAACAGTATATGTAGAGGCACAATCGGGTAGTCGAACCGTATACGTAGAGGAAGAGCAAAGTAGGACTGTCTATATAGAAGCTCTGAGCAACAGTAGAAAAGCTTACGTAGCAGCTTAAAGGAATTTATAATGTCATTAAAATGGCCTAACAAAGACCCAGATGAAACCTTAGACTATAGTGTAGACTGGTCTCGTTTTCTAGGCGAAGCAACAGTCGTTTCTGTTACTTGGTATGTTGAAGATTCAAATGGAACTAAAACATTACTAACACCCGGTGGAAGTGTTGTAAACAATATTCAACTTATTGCGGCAACTAACACAAGCACCGTGGCTACGGCAAATATAGCTGGTGGTATAAATAATACTAACTATTTATTCTACTGTAAAATAACAGATAGCAATTCTTTAGTGGTAGAAAGAAGCATTCGACTACGTGTGAGGGACAAGTAATGGCATACAATTTTTTAGGTTTAGTGAACGAGGTAAACCGTAGGTTAAATGAAGTAGAGCTTACTACTTCCAACTTTGCTTCAGCTACAGGGTATTACAGTACTGCTAAAGATGCTGTCAATAGTTCTATTCGACATATTAATCACGAAGAGTTTGAGTGGCCTTGGAACCACGTAGAAGAGGAAGATATTCTTACTGCAGGTACTACACGATATGGCTACCCCTATGATGTAAAAACAATTAATATGGATAGCTTTCGTATTAAACGTAACGATACATTAAACGTAAGTACCACTAAGCTAAAGAACTTGGCTTACCAAGAGTACTTAGATAAGTACGTAGACTATGAGTACAATACATCTGACAGTATGCAAGGTGTTCCTCGTTATATTGTACGTACACCTAGTCAAGAATTTATTACTGTACCTACACCCAATAATGCGTATGAACTTGTATATGAATACTATCGTAATCCTGTAGACTTAGAGTTGCAAGATGATGTACCCAGCATTCCCCAAGAGTTTAAACATATTATTGTAGATGGTGCAATGTACTATGCATACACCTTTCGTGGAGATCTACAGGCTGCACAATTATCAGAGCAAAAACTTGCTATGGGTATTAAACAAATGCGTAGTCTATACATTAATAGGTACGACTATGTTCGTTCTACTGTTAAAAACGTAAACAATATAAACATCGCAAAGGTATAAAACATGGCTACACAGTGGCAAACTTTTCTTGTACCTTTATCGGGTGGCCTTGTTACTAACTTGAGTCCATTACAGCAAGGTGTCAATGGTGTTGGTACAGCTTCTGTACTCCGTAACTTTGAACCTTCGTTAGATGGTGGTTACAAAAAAGTATCAGGCTATTCTAAGTTTGCATCAACGGAACTTACTGGTTCTGGGGTTGTTCAAACAGTTTGTGTTGTAGGCGAGAGTAGTAGGCAAAAAGTTATTGCTGCAAGAAATGGTGTATATTACTTACTAGATGCCGTGGATAGTGTGCCAGCATGGACATCTCTAGCTACTGCAGCAGACATTACATTCACTAAAGCAAGACATGCAGACTACAAGTATAACAATGCTTATAAGATAGTATTTGTAGACGGTATTAACTACCCTGCATACTACACTAATAGCACAGACACCATGAGCTACATTACAGGCTCTGGAACAGGTGCTACTGCTGTGCAGGGTGCTTCGGTAGTCGAGGCATTCAAAAGTACTCTATTCTTTGGCGTAGGTACTGAGCTTGTATTTACTGCACCGTATACAGATTCTGATTTTGATCCTGCTAATGGTGCGGGTTCCATTGGTTTAAACTCTACCATTACCGGACTAAAAGTTTTTAGGGATAACCTAATTATTTTTTGTGAAGATAAGATATTTAACTTGTCAGGTACTACATCTGCAGACTTTAGACTTAGCCCCATAACAGAAGAACTAGGTTGTATTGGGGCAGATACCATCAAAGAAATTGGTGGCGATGTAATGTTTCTGGCACCCGATGGATTACGTACTATCAGTTCTACTGCTAACATCGGTGACTTTGGGCTGGATGTTTCTTCTAAAAACATTAGACCTACTGTTAAAAAACTACTAGACTCTACACAGACATATCAAGCAATTAATGTCCGTGAGAAAGCACAGTATCGTTTCTTTAGCTATGTCAGTGCTGATAAGGTGTCTACATCTAAGGGTGTGCTAGGTACTAAATTTTTAGATCAGGGTGGTCAAGGTTTACAATGGGCTGAGTTACAAGGATTTAAAGTATACTCAGGCGACTCTAAGATAATAGATAATGTAGAGTTAGTACTATTTGCCAACAATGATGGCTACGTTTATCAAATGGAAAGTGGGTCAAGTAGGGATGGGGATTCTATAGACGCAGTATTTGAAACTCCCTATATGCCTATAGCAGATCCACAGAAACGTAAAACTTTTTATAAGCTAGATTTGTATATTAAACCTCTAGGCACTATTGACATAGTTGGTTCTGTAAAGTATAATCAGGCTAGTCCTGTTAAGATACAACCACCAACATTCAATATGACATCAAGCTCTGGCGTAGCTGGTATCTACGGTGATACAGCATCCCTGTATGGATCAGCAGTATTTGGTAAAGCATTCACACAAACATTTACCCAAAACATAATAGGCTCTGGTAATACAGTAGCTTTACGTATTGAAGACAATAGCACTAGCTCTAGTTTTGTACTTGATAGTGCCGTATTTGAGTTTAAAGAAAACGACAGACAGTAAGGAAAAACTATGGCAGGTTATAACAGACAAGACACATCCAATAATATTTCTAATGGTAATGTTATTGATGCAGATGACTTAGACAATGAATTTAACCAAGTAGAAAATGCTTTTAGTTCAAGCACTGGTCACGCACATGATGGTACTACGGCAGAAGGTGCACCTATTCTTGTAATTGGTCCCAGCCAAGATGTAGTTGCTACAGCCAGTGTACTGCGTCCTAAGACTACAAACGTAGTAGACTTGGGTACAGACGCCCTACGTTTTAAAGATGGCTACATGTCCGGTACGTTGAATGTGGCTACTAGCATTGTGGCTGCAGGTACTCTATCGGTAGAGGGAAACACCGTACTTGGTAATGCAGATTCTGACACAGTAACTTTTACTGCAGATGTTTCCTCTAACATTATTCCTTCAGCTGACAATACGTATGACTTAGGTGCCACAGGCTCTGAGTGGAAGGATGCGTATATTACAGGTACAGGTTACATTGACACATTAGATGCAACCAATGCCACACTAGGTACAACGGTAGTTAGCACTAGTATATCTGGCGGTATCTTTAATCCTACAACACTGCAAATAGGTGGGGTTGCTGTAACTGCAGATGCCTCAGAGTTGAATGCTTTAGATGGCATTACTGCAACTGCTACGGAATTAAACTATACTGACATAACTACATTGGGTACGTCAGAGGCCAGTAAGGTACTGACTGCAGATGCCAATGGTGATGTACTAGCAAGTCAAGAGTTTCGTGCTGTAAGCTACAATGAAACACTGGGTACTGTTACCGCAGGTGCACTAGACTTAGAAACAGGTAACGTTTTCGTTGATGCTCCTGCTGCAGACGTTACGTACAGCTTCACTAATGCACCAGCATCCGGTACTGCCTACGGCTTTACATTGAAGATTACACCTAGTGCTAGTGTCATAATTACGTGGCCTAGTACAGTAGAGTGGCCTGACGGTACTCAGCCTGTAGGAACTAGTTCTGGAGAGACTGACGTATTTGTATTCTTCACACATGATAATGGGGCTACCTTTTACGGGTTTAGGGCAGGGAATGCGTTAGCATGAGTTGCATTACTAAAAAACTTATGGCTACTCAGTCGCAGTCTTTGACTAAACGTTGGGCGTATTATATACAAAAAGCCGCAGATGCTTTACGGATACTAGACCTGACGGATGCTACTAGCATATCATCAGACCAAGCAGCACAGGCACCGGGCGACTCTGTTATTGCTCCCCAGGACGGTCAATTTGTTGTTGCTTGGCAGTATAATGTATTAGTGGCAAAAATATCTAATACAGTTTTGAGACTGTACACTCTAGATAATGCAACAGGAAAAGCTTCTTATGCAGCAGAGTTAGACGTTGCAACTATTACAGGCGAAACATCTAGTTCTGAGATAATTAAAATACACTATGCGAATCCAAACACATTTATTACAGTATTTACACGTGAAGATTCAGTTATTACTCTAGATATATCTACTGAGGATTTTTCTCTTCTGGATAGGTATGCACTAACAGGTGGACAAACGTGGGATAATGACTTTGATGTCATAGAAAAATGTGTAGATCCTTACTACCTAAGTCAATCTTTGTATAGTCAAGTATACAATACGGATTATATATTTGTTCATGGTAACAATGCAGGATCTAGAGTAGTTTGGTGGTTTGACGTATCTGACCCAGATGCAATTACCTTAGTTGAATATGCAGATGTAAGTACTAGTGGAATTGGTACTGAATTAATAAATGCTGATAACGGACTAGCTTATTACAACTCTAACACAGACAGTGGTAAAGTTATTCTTTTTAGAAACGGTGACGATCCTGATTTTAATAGTTTTAACTTCTCAGATTCTGCTGGCAGCTTATCCGCAGATACAGGGTCTACAACTACAACTGGTGTTTTCGGAGATAGCAATTCTAATACGTTAAACAGTGAAGCATCTTTACTTTATGGAACTACTATTGTATCACTTTTTCACAATGAAAATGTAACAAAAAGTAGCTCGTCAACATTTACTCAGACCTCTGTTACTGTGCACACAGGGGAAATCGGTAATATATTTGGTTCTGATATTGTGCACAGACAAGGTTACCTGTATGCATTTATTCGAGACGATGGAGTAGAAACTGATGTACTACATCGCCTTGCTATATGGGATATCTCAGGTGCTAATACAACCGCACCCGTTCTAGTGAATACTAAAAATATGGGAATCAATGAAATAGCTGATGATGCCCATATACAAGTTGATCCAAGATTAATAAATACAAGCTAAAGGAGCTATACAAATGTATGTAAAACTAACAAACGGCAGTGTCGATCAATACCCGTACACGATTGGACATTTACGCCGTGACAATCCCAACGTGTCTTTTCCACGTATTGTTTCTGATGTCATGTTGGCACGGTACGATGTGTATCCCGTAGTGGATGGCACTGTCCCTTCTTATGATACACGAACAGAAAAGGTAGAGGCACCTGCCTCACCTACACTTGTAAATGGTACATGGACAATTGTATACAGTATTGTCCCCCTAACGGACTCTGAGGTAACAGATCGTGCCAACGTTGCTGCTAGTTCTGCCCGTAAGCAACGAGATGATTTACTAGATGACACAGATTGGGTAGTAGTAAAGGCACTTGAGAATGGTGAATCCGTAGCAGCTGATATGAAACAGTACCGTTCTGATCTCCGTGACATTACAGACCAAGCTTCGTTTCCATACGATTTGACTTGGCCCACGAAACCATAAGGCATATATCATGAATAATCCAACCACAAAGAAAAAACGTTTAAAGTTTGCTGGGTTTAAACCTTCAGCAATGCAACGTATTGCTCAGACAATGGGTTATACAGGTGACATGTCAGGGTTTGATTCTTATTTAAATAGTAATCCAGATAAACAAAGTAAGATGGAAGAGTACCGCCAAGCCGCCACTAAACTTGCTAATGGTGGGTATGTACAGAACTTTGCTCCCGGTGGTATGCCACAACCGGACGATAGCACTCCGCCTATTGCTACAGGACTTTCTGGCAATACGGGTCCAGCTTCGTCAGCTGCTAGTACTCCCCTTACCCTTAACACAACTACGGGCACAACTACGGCTACACCTACGGGCACACCTACGGGCACATCTATGGATACGTCTGATGCTACACCTGCGTATGATCCATCTGCAGGTATGCCAGATGCAGGTACATATTTTGCAGAACAAGATTCGTCACTTGATGCACGTTTCCAGAATGCCGATTGGAATGCGGGTACTACTGGTCTAAATATGGACTTAGGGGCTGACAAAAACTGGGCTAAAAAAACTGTAACAGATATACTTAAAAGCAGTGCTATCCCGGCTAACCCTAAAGATTTTAAGTTGGAAAAAGTAGGTAAGTATTGGAATATCGTATACCCCGATGGTACTTCCGTCCCAACCGTCCACAAAAATAAAAACTACGCACAGGGCCGTGGTAATATACTAGCAACTGCATTTGAAACTGCGTCACCGGGTGCAGATCTGTACAAGCAACAGCAGGATATGTACCGTGAATACCTTACAACAGATGTGTCTGAAGGTGTTACTTCAGATCTAGCAAACATCGAAGAGCAATACAATACAGAAACCACAAATTATGATACTTTAAATTTAGAATTGTCTAGGTTGCAAGCAAGGGCTGAAGCAAATCCAGATGATACATACCTTGCTGAATTGGTAGAAGCTAAAGGTCAAGAAGTATCCGACAGTTACTTGCGGTTACAAGAGCTTACACCACTGTATCAAAAAAGTCTACCTACTATTACAGATGAGATGACTGACAGGGCTGTTAATCCAGAACT